ATCAAAAAATTGCAGACTCTTTGAGTTGCTAAAGTAATTCCTTAGTAGTATCATTTTCTAAATATATTTAATTAGCTTGATGAGGGCCGGTTTACCGGTTTCCATTAATACAAACAAAGGAGTTCATAATGGCTAATCCACATTTTCAAAACCAAATCCAATGGGCGGGTAATACCGTTGCAACAAAGGCAAAAAAAGATCAACCGATGTTTATGCCTTATCCATCCGATCAAACACACTATGGTTATTTCAATGACTTTATGGTGTATACAGCGGGTGATTGGACAATCACAACAACCGAGGATGGCACGGGATCCGCAACTGAGGCAATTACTTCTGGTGCTGGTGGCCAGTTTTTAATTACTAACGCGGCTGGCGATAACGATGCTGACTTTTTTAACTTAAAAGGCGAATCTTTCTTAATTGACGGCACAAAAAGAGCTTTCTTTTCAGCAAGATGGAAAGTCAGCGATGCAACACAATCTGACATAGTTATGGGTCTGCAAATCACAGACACAACACCATTAGCAGCAAGTGATGGCATCAACTTTAGAAAAGATGATGGCGATGCACTGCTTGACTTTGTAGTTGAGAAAGATGCAACTGAAACTTTAACAGCAGGCGTAGCTACTTTGGCAGACGATACGTTTATTACAACATCGTTTTTCATAGATCCAAACGCAGCATTGGTTTATTACTCAATTAACAACGCAGAGCCAGTTGGAGTGGTCAACACCAATCTTCCAGATAACGAAGAGTTGACAGTATCTTTTGGTATTCAAAACGGCGCAGCCGCAGCGAAAACCATGACTATCGATTACGTCACAGCTATCGTAGAGAGATAAAATGGCAGACGCAGTAACATCTCAAACAATCCAAGACGGTGAGAAAACCGCCGTCTTGAAATTTACAAATGTTTCGGATGGTACCGGTGAAAGTGCAGTCAAAAAAGTAGATGTTTCAGCATTAGCTAAAAACAGTGCAGGCCAAACCTGCACCAATGTTTCAGTAGCTAGGATTTATTGGGCCACGCGTGGGATGGGAGTAAATCTTGAGTTTGATGCTACAACAAATGTTCTTTTAACTGGGTTACCAGCAGATAGCACAGGTGATGAATACTATGATTTATTTACAGCAATACCCAATAATGCGGGATCTGGTGTAACTGGAGACATAGATTTGACCACTGTCGCACATTCGAGCGGTGATACTTATTCAATTATATTGGTTTTGAATAAGAATTATTAATGAATGGCAGCAACAAAGCCTAGGAAAAAAACTAATCCTATTAAAAAAACGGTAGGCAAAGGCGGTAATTACCGAAAAACCAAGTCTGGAGCAGGAATGACCAAAAAGGGCGTTGCTGCATACAGAAAGGCAAATCCTGGATCTAAGCTGAAAACTGCCGTAACAGGTAAGGTAAAAAAGGGTAGCAAGGCTGCTAAAAGGCGTAAGTCTTATTGCGCAAGATCTCTTGGGCAGTTAAAGAAAAGCTCTGCTAAAACTAGAAACGATCCTAATTCGAGAATTAGGCAAGCAAGAAGAAGGTGGAAGTGCTAATGGCAAAAAAATCATCAACCCCAAGCAACGTAACTAACCCCAGCTTATATTCAAGAGTAAAGTCTGAGGCCAAAAGTAAGTTTGACGTTTATCCGTCTGCTTACGCTAATGCCTGGCTGGTAAAAACTTATAAAAAACGCGGCGGCGGTTACAAAGGCGCAAAAAAAGCAGAAGGAGGCGAAGTGAGTAATAAAGATTTAAGACCGGTGCCAACTGGCAATAAAGGCCTAGGTAAACTACCTACCAAAGTTCGTAATAAAATGGGATTTATGAAAAACGGTGGCAGTGTACAGCTCCAGGCTAGAGGTTGTGGCGCAATTATGAACAGCAAGCGCAAACCTACAAAAGTTCCTAGAAGTTAAAATTATGGCCATAAGCAGAAGTAGCATTGGCAAATCAATAAGCAAGGGATCTAAACCAAAAGGTGGATTGACCAAGTGGTTTAAAGAAGATTGGGTTGACATAGGATCCAAGAAAAAAGGCGGCGGCTATGCAAAGTGTGGCAGATCTAAACAAAAAGCAGACGCCAAAAGAAAATACCCAAAATGTGTACCAGCTGCAAAAGCTGCAAGCATGAGCAAATTACAAATTAAATCTGCAGTCAGCAGGAAAAGAGCAAAGAAACAAGGGGTAGGCGGCAAGCCTACAAACGTTAAAACTTTTGCCGCTAGAGGTGGTAAGATAATCAAAAGATCTAACATAGGTCTTTACGGAAGATAATAGGAGTAATTATGAAAGGTAAAGGAACTAAGTACATGGCTAAGGGTGGAAAAACTACTAAGTACATGTCTAAAGGCGGTCGTTTAGGATATGGTGGAAACAAAGTTGATCCAATGTCTAGGAAACAAAGTTTTATAGACAGTAAAGATAGCGGTCTAAGAAATGTTGGACGACAAGCTGAAAGAGAGTTAGGTCTTAGAATAAGCAGAGGTCCTGGCATGAAAGCTGGTGGTCCTGTAGGTTCTATGTTTCCTTCTATGCAAAAAGCTATGAAGGGTACTAAGTACATGGCTAAAGGCGGAGCTGCTTTACAATCTGAAATGAAAGCAAATCCAGGTTTTAGTAACATACCAAAATCTGTAAGAGATAAACTGTAAAAATATAATAATTAAATATAGTGGCGTATTTAATATCAAATATCCCGCAGTTCAAATGCTGGGTAAGAAAAGAGTTTACAGCTAATCATTCCAATTACCATGGCGAGTATTTGCACGCTTTGGTTATTGCGGTCAATACAATTCCAGATAGATCTCTTTCATTCCAGGTGGTTTTTACTGGCTGTGAAATAGATGACATGGAAGATGAGCCAAACGTACATGGCGGTGCTATGTGGGCCCGGATGCCAATAGAGGCACTGGTAGCAGACATACCGTTAGAAGACTGGCCAGAACCCATGGAAGATCATTTGGCCCAACCCTGGGACTGTCTAAGTCATCATCATTCGGTTATAACCATGGATCGTGTCAGTTCTTCTCCGTGGATCTGCAAAATAGGTGGCGAGTTTTACACAGGCAAATATTTGTTTACTGTGGATTACACAGAAAATTCAATAGCAGACGATCCGGCTCAACATAAACAATCACATGTGTTATATTTAACGGACGCTGGTGAGTACACTGGAAATTTTGTAGCATTACCTAATAATAGAGTAAGAGCAACAAACCCTGCTTTGTGGCGTGTAGGCGAAGGGGCACCGGATTTCATGCCCTCGCAATGGACACATTCAGCGGAACAACATGAGAGCTATATGGATCCAAACATAACGTTTAACAATCTATACGCTCCGGGAGAAGAAGATGGCGACATCGAACAGTAAAAACTTTGAACCAGATGTAGCAGAATACATAGAAGAGGCTTTTGAGCGTTGCGGCTTAGAGCTAAGAACTGGTTACGATCTTAAAACAGCCAACAGAAGTCTGAATCTTATGTTAGCCGAATGGGCCAACAGAGGTTTAAATCAATGGACCATTGCACAAAAAACAGTGGCCATGGTAAAAGACACCACGTCTTACAACATTGACAGTACCAACAGCACAGCACCGATTGACGTACTAGATGTATTTATTAGAGAAACTGTCGGCTCTGAGTCAACAGATCTGCCCATGACCAGGTTAAGCAGAGCTGAGTATTCTCACATTGTTACTAAATCAACCACAGGAAAACCAAATCAATTTTTTATCAATAAGCAGCTGTCACCGACTATTACAGTTTGGCCTGCTCCAGATAAGTCCAGTGCTTATACGGTTTACATGAATGTATTAACCAGAATGGATGACTCAGATGCAGCAACCAACACCCTGGACATGCCTTTTAGGTTTTATCCTTGCTTGGCCGCAGGCCTGGCATATTACATATCTTTAAAAAGAGCGCCAGAAAGAACCGCTATGTTAAAAGGTTTGTATGAAGAAGAGTTTACCAGGGCCTTATCCACCGATGAGGATAGAGCCTCATTTAGAATATCTCCAGATATTCGGAGTTACAACAACCCATAATGGCATTTGCATCTGGTAAACATGCCTACGGTATTTGTGACATCACAGGGTTTCGCTATAAGTTAAAGGACATGAAGAAAACTTGGGACGGACTCCTGGTGGGCCCAGATCAGTTTGATCCTAAGCATCCACAAATTATGCCTCGGCCCGCACCACTAGATCCGCAGGCCATAAGAAATGCAAGGCCAGAAAAACCTACAGACAATAATTTCTTTGTGGTTTACTCAAACGTGGGCGATGGAAAACTAGGATCTCAGCTTACAACTTTTAATATAAGTGCTAATATAGGATCAGTTACGGTAACAACAACATGAGTTTTACATATTCAACATTAAAAACAGCGGTCCAGGATTATCTGCAAGTTTCTGAAACGACCTTTACCAATCAACTACCAACTTTTATCCAGGAGGCTGAAAACAGAATATTTAAACTTGTTCAGCTGCCGAAACAAAGAAAGAATGTCCAGGGATCTCTTTCTACCAATAATAGGTTTTTGGCTACACCAACAGATTTCTATGCCCCATTTAGTCTTGCGGTTATCAGCAGCGATACTTACGACTACTTAGACTTTAAACATTCATCGTTTGTAAAAGAATATGCTCCTACCAGCACAACCAGGGGCCAACCAAAATATTATACTTTGTTTGATGATACGGCGTTTGAGGTAGCACCTGTACCAGACGCAGACTATACGGTAGAATTACATTATTTATATAAACCAGTCTCTTTAACGAGTGGTAGTGACAGCGGTACAACATTTTTGTCTACGGATTATCCAGACGCATTGTTGTAC